TGGTGTGTCTACCGCCCCCCCCCCCCCCCCCCCCCCCCCCCCCCCCCGTTTTTAGCGTAAAAACAGGGGTAGACCTTCTCACGCAGGTAGATGCGTGGATTGTCGCGACCCGCGAGCTCGACGGGCAGGCCGAGATGCACGTCCGCCAGGCGGCGCGATGGGTGCGCGATTGGCTGGAGCATGTGAAGGCGAACGCCCGCGAGATCGGCCCAGCCTCCTGCATCGAGTGGCTGCGCGATATGACCCGCGAGGCCACGCTCGCACCGCAGACAATTCGCAACCGCATGAGCGCGTGCCGTCGATTCGCCGGCTGGCTGCTGATTCAGGGGCTCATCGACTCGAACCCGTGGGCGCACGTTCCCAGCCCGCGCGGTCGAGCCGGTCAAGGCCGCGACGCATTCACCGACGCCGAGGTCGAACGCCTGATCGCCCACGCGCGCGAACAATCGACGAAGGGCGCGTCGCCAGCCATCCGAGCGAGCGCGCGCAACCGAGCGAACCTGTACCGCTTTCTGAGCCTTACGGGCCTGCGCCGCGGCGAGGCGCATGCGCAAATGTGGGCCGACGTGGACCTTGATGCTGGCACCCTCGTGGTCAGCCTGGACAAGGCCCGCCGGCGCGACAACATCCCGCTGGCGAGCGCCGCGGTGGAACTGCTGCGCGAGATGCGCAAGGCGAAAGACGGGCCGAAACTGTTCAAGCGCACGGTGTCCTACAAGGGGCTCGCGACGGATCTGGCGGCTGCAGGGCTCTCTGGGCGCTACGGATTCCACAGTTTTCGCTGCGGATACATCACCGAATCCTTTGAGAACGGCACGCCGCCGGAACTGATCCAGCGACTCGTGCGGCATCGCTCTATCGACCAGACCCACCGATACTTGCGGCACCGGGAGCCGCGCCTGCGTGAGGCGGCTGAGAGTCGGGGCGAAAAAATCTCAAAAAACTGTCCCCCGAAAACTAGTGCGGTCGATAGGTTGCCCACGCAATCGACTATGGCCCACGGCGCTCCTATCACGGCGAACATGACGATGACCAGCGCGAGCTTCGCGCCTACGGCCGTCGATTGCACCTCTCGCGCTGGTCTTCGACATGCTCGCAGCCGTTCGGTCCCGTCTGCTACTGAGTGGGCGCTACAGGATTCGAACCCTTACGCCAACCTACGGGCTGAACGGCTTCTGGAAGCGGCGCTGATGCTAACGCAGGCGGGTCACCGTGAAGGTGCCCTCGTGCTGATGCACCACGCCCAGATGCTGCTGACGCAGCAGGGAGCCACTGATGGAACAGGCGATGGAACGCCTCCGGTGGGGGCAGGTCGTTGAAGACTGCGGTGTCGCGGTTCAGGATCTCCTGAACGCAGGCCGAGCAATGGATGCGATGCGGGTGCGGCTGGTGATGCTGCACAACCTGAACGAGACCATCTCGCTTCTGATCGAACTTCGCCCCGCTGGGCGAATTGAGGCACCGACGGTCGTTGCCGCGGTCGATGCAATTCTCAACAAGGCAGCAAGTCAGAGGGAAGTGCCGCTGGTGTCGCTCGGTCAGGGCGACTACCGCCGCGACGTGTACGAGGCAGACGTGGTCAAGGCCGAGGTGAAGAAGTCCGAGGGTCGCAACTGGCTGCGCGAGCTGTGCGCGCGGATTGGGGGCACCCGATGAGCCAGCAGGAAGTCGCCGAGCTTCTCGGCTGCGATCGCACGACGGTCGCCTACCACGAGAAGAAGGCGCTGCAGAAGATCCGCATCGCTGTCAAGCTCGACCGGGAACTGGCCGCGCTGGTGAAGGAGGCTCTCGATGAGAATTGAGCAGCTCCTGCCGAACCGCATCGTCGAGGACATGCCGGCGGCGGTCTATCACGCCGTGGACGCGCTGGGCTCTAGCACGCTGCGCAAGGTCTTGTCCGCATCCCCCGCTCACGCGATGGCTGCCCTGCGCAACCGCGAGGAGACCGCCAGCCAGCGTCTCGGCACGGCCCTGCATGCTGCGCTGCTGGAGCCCGCGAAGTTTGAGGCCCAGATCGCCATCGCCCCTGAGTGCGACCGCCGAACGAAGGACGGCAAGTCGACGTGGGAGGCGTTCCAGCTGCAGGCCGAAGGCCGCACCGTAATCACCGCCGACCAAGGCGAAAGCCTGCGCGGCATGGTCGAGGCGGTGCGGGCGTCGAAGGCTGCCGCCGGGCTGCTGCGCATGGCGAACGTGCGCGAGGTGTCTGTCTTCGCCACCGACCCGCTGATCGGGCTGCCGATCAAGGCACGCCTGGACGCATGGGCACCGGGCGACCGCGGCGAGTTCATCGTGGACATCAAGACCACGAGCGGGCTGGCGTCGCGCAGCGAGTTTGAGCGCACGCTCGCGTCATACGGCTACGGCGCGCAGGCGGCGTTTTACCTGCGCGTGGCGCGCGCTGCTGGGCTGAAGGTGTCGGAGTTCATCTTCATCGCGGTCGAGACCAGCGACCCCTACGGCGTGGGCTGCTACGCGCTCGACGAGGAGATCGTCGCGCTGTTTGAGCCAGAGGTCGATCGTGCGATTGGACTGTGGGCCGAGGCTGCACGGTCGCGCGTGTTCCGGGCCTACCCGGACGAGGTGCAGAAGCTGGGCGCGCCGAAGTGGCTGCGCCGTCAACTGGAAGAAGGAGTTGCAGCATGAGCCTGGCAACGATCGACACCGAGACGCGCGCGCTGCTGGAGTACGCGATCCCGCGCGGCACCGACATGGACAAGATGGCGATGCTGCAACTGATGCGCAGCATGGACCTGAACCCGCTGCGCAAGGAGGTCTACGCGATCCCCTACCAGGGGAAGCTGCAGATCGTGATCGGCGTGGACGGCTGGCGCAAGGCCGCGCACGCCACGGGCCGCTACCTGAGCGGCGAAGCGGTCTATGGCGAGGACGAGTGCGGCGTGTTCTGTACTTACACCGTGCTCACCACTGCAGGCGGGCGCTTCTCGGCGACCTGCTGGCTGAGTGAGTTCAAGGGCGGCAGCCCGCTGTGGGGTCGGATGCCGCGCCACATGCTGGCGGTGAAGGCCGAGGTGCACGCCCTAAAGCGCGCGTTCGGTCTCGCCGGGCCCACCGAGTGGGATCACGACGAAGGCCGCGAGACCATCGTCGGCGAGCCCCTGCGCGCTGCGCAGGATGACCGGCTTGCAGCGATGAATCGCCTATTGACATCCAGCGCGGACCTCCCGACGGAGGTGTCCGCGGTGGCTCCCCAGGCAGCGCCGGCGGTGGAGCAGCCGCCGGCGCCTGCTGTGGAGCCGCTCGAAGTGCTGGCCGAGCAGGTCGCCGAACTGGCGCGCGCGTCTGGACAGAAGCGCACCGCGATGCAGGCGCTTGCAGCAGCGAAGAAGAAGGGCAAGGACGAAGCAGGCACCAGGGCGGTGCTTGAGGAATGGCATGAGGCACTGAGCAACACCAACAACAAGGAGAACATGCGATGACCATGCGCTTTCGCGAATGGGTGCGGGAGATTCACGCAGAAAATTGCTCGAAGGATCTCAATAGCCAGCAGCAGGATGCAAAGAAGGACGCGTGGGTGGTTGAAGCATGTTTGGATGGTGGGATTCCACACATGCGACCAGCGGACAGTGAAGATCGAAGCAACGGCCGCTGGACGGTGATTTGTGTCACTGATCGCAGAGGCGCAGAGCGCGTGTGCGATTTGTTGCATGCGTCGGATTTGATCGAACAGGCATTTTCAAACAAGGAGACCATGAAGTGAAGCTGATCTGGAATAGCGGCGAAGAGAAGACACGCAAGGAACCCACGAGCGTCTCGCAGGAAGTGCTGCCGGCTGGTGAGTACGAGGCCGAGGTCGTGAAGAGCGAGCCGCGGCAGAGCCCGTTCGACAACGTCAAGACGGCGCAGAACCCGGAAGGCTGGGAACTGAGCATATGGCTCGACGTGCATGTGAACGGGAAGCGCTTCCGCGTGTTCGATGGCATCCCCGCCACCCACACCGAGCGCATCACCACCGTGCTCGCCTCGGCCGGGCTTCCTGTCCCGTCTGCTGGCATGAAGGACTTCAACGAGGAAGTGCTGCTCGGCAAGACCGTGCGAATCCGCACCTACCTCAGCAAGACCACGGGCAAGGCGAAGGTCGGCGACTACCTCGCGCCGAAGGCCGTGATCGCAGGCAAGAAGGCCGGACCCGGCAAGGTGAAGGTCGATGCAAGCGACATTCCGTTCTGAGCACCCGGAAGGCCGGGGCGGTGGCGAAAGCCCCGCTCCGGCTGTTTCCCCAACCGTCGGAGAGATCACCACCTTCTGGCTGGGCTTCGCCCTGGGCGCGTTTGCGCCTGCGGCGTTCATCGTCGGTGCGTGGAGCAAGGAGGCACTGCTGTGGATGATTCCGTGACATACCCGCCGCGAGCGCGGCTTCTGCTGAAGGCTGCCGACACCGTGGTCGAGCGTGGCCGCCACTACGGGCCACCGCGCGAACACTTTGAGCGCACCGTGCGGGCGCTGTATGCGCTCATGCCTGACCTGTTCGCACGCGAACCGGAGCCCGAAGACTGGGCCAAGATGATGATCGTGGACAAGCTCGCGCGCGACGCCGAGGTGGCGAAGGAAGACAACTGCGTTGACATCGCGGGCTATGCGGCGTGCATGCACGAGGTGCGGGCATGAGTGACACCATGCAACTTCGACAGCAGGTGGCGGATTTGCAGGCCAAACTTGGCCGGATCATGGAGGGGCTAGAGGGCACCTGCATGACCTGCGAGCCAGTCGGGGTTCGCAATCAGCAGATGCAGCGGGATATCGCAACGCTAAAGGCACAGCGAAACGTTGCTCGGCGAGAGGTGTGCAGGAGTCGCGCTAGTTGCATTCAAGGCAAGAGCCCTTTGCACATTGCCGAGGCGCTCGGCTGGGACTGCTTCGCGGATCAAAACGCAGACACATCTGAACATCTGTAGCGGATTTGATCCGCCGGCAAGGACGCCATGACCACCACCGACACCGCAGCCGCAGCCATCGAGGCCGCGTACAGCCTGCTGGGCTTCATCTTCGACGCCGACGACCTGATCGAGTTCCGCACGCTCGGCAAGGTCGTGGGCTCGACATGGGCGAAGCAGCGCGACGCCGCGCAGGCCATCGCCAAGCTCGCGACGCTGGGGCACGGCACGCAGGTCTACTTCGGAGCCAACCCGCGCAAGCGACGCGGCGGCAAGGCCGATGACGTTGCCATCGCCCGCTGCCTGTTCGCAGACTTCGATGGCGGCACCACGGTCGAGCAGGCGCGCATCCGCTGGAGCGAGGCGTGCATCCCAGAGCCCACCGTGATCGTGCTGACGGGCGGCGGCGTGCATGCGTGGTGGAGGCTGCAGGAGCCGATGGAAGACTTGGCCCTGTGGACGCAGCACCAGAAGGCTCTCGCCCGCCGTCTTGGCTCGGATCAGTCGGTGACAGACGCGCCGCGCATCATGCGCCTGCCGGGCTTCGTCAACTGGAAGTACGCGCACCAGCCCCTGTGCGTGGTCGAGAACTGCGACCCCGACAACGCCTACAGCCTGGACGAGTTCCCCGACCCGACGCAGTTCGTCGAGCCGGCGGCGGCACCCGTCGAGCCTGAGCCTGTTGCCGCTGGCACCCTGAGCGACCTGTCGCGGCGGTTCTTGGAGAGCGGCTACCTGATCCCCGGGCGTGGCCGGCGGGACACGATCTACACGGTCGCTTGCGACATGCGGGCGCGCCAGTGGCGCCAGGGCGACGCCGAGGCGGCGATCCTGAACCGCGCACGGGCGCTGGGCCTCACCGCCGACGACCTGCTCGACCTGCCGCGCCAGATCGGCAACGCCTTCGCGAAGGAGCGCACGCCGATCCTCGGGAGGGCTGAGGAGGCGCAGGTGGTCGTCGATCAGCCGCCAGAGCCGCCGCCCGTGGGCATCCGCGAACTGCTGAAGCGCAACCCGAAGGTGCGCCGCCCCATTGTGCACGACCTGCTGCGCTCGGCAGAGACCATGAACATCATCGCCGCGCCCAAGACGGGCAAGTCGTGGATGGTGATGGACCTTGCCCTGTGCGTGGCGACTGGCCGGCCGTGGTTCAATCGGTTCAAGGTCGAGCGCTCGCCCGTCCTCCTGATCGACAACGAGCTGCACGAGGAGACACTCGCCGACCGCCTCCAGCGCGTCGTACAAGCCAAGGGAATCGCCCTGGACGATTTGGACGGGTGGCTAGAGGTGAAGAGCCTGCGCGGTGCCCTGAAGAGCTTCAAGACGCTGCAGGCAGGCATGCTGGGCGATGGCAAGGTCGAGCCGGGGCAGTACGGCATGGTGATCTTCGACGCCTTCTATCGGTTCAACTGCGACAACGGAGCGGACGAGAACGACAACGCCTACATGGCGCAGACCTACAACGACCTGGACAAGCTCGCCAAGCGCCTCGACGCGTGCCTGGTCTGCATTCACCACACCTCAAAGGGCAACCAGTCGGACAAGGCGGTGACGGACGTGGGAGCCGGCGCCGGGTCGATGAGCCGCGCCGCGGACACCCATCTGGTGCTTCGCGAGCACGAACTGGCCGGGCACCTCGTGATCGACGCCGCGACGCGGTCGTGGAAGCCGCTGGAGCCGACCGTGGTGCGTTTTGAGTACCCGCTCTTCCATCCTGAGCCCCTGCTGGCACCGACCCTGAAGAAGAAGGCCAAGAAGGACGACGGCTGGAACGTGGAGCGGTTCGTGGACGAGGTGGTCGGCACGTCCGAACTGAGCACCGACGAGATGCTGGCACGAGGCAAGGAGCGCGGCCTGAGCGCCTACCGGGTCAAGGAGTTCCGGCGCGAGGCGACGGCTGGAACGGGCAAGCGCGGACCCCTGCTGGAGGTGCTCGGCGAGGCCCGGAATGTCACCTACCGGAGGTCACGATGAGCACTGATAACTATCTGTCGGTGAATCTGTCGGTGCAGACAGATACTCAAACAGATCGGGCAGAAGAATCTGTCGGTGCGTCCCTAAAGGGAACGCACCGACAGATTCGTTCTGCTGCCTGGGTGGACGAACAGATCGACCGACAGATCCGCCTCGGACAGAAAGCGGACCTTCGATGACCCGCCCCCACCCCACCGCCGTGGTCCGCGCCCTGTGCTCGCTGGAGACGGGCAAGCACCAGGGCAACGCCATGCGCTCGTGGCTAGCCAACTTGTCCCGCGACCGCGAGCAACTGGTGATGGCGGTTTGGGTGATTGTGGTGGTCTGCGATGCCGACCCCTGCGATGCCTGCCTGAGCCTCGGGCAGCGCGACTGCATGGTCTGCATGGCGCGGTTGAAGTCGAACCCAGTCGAGGATGAGAACCTGCTGGCGATGGTCGCGCTCGTGTACGACGCGCTCGGCGTGCCGCCGGGGGGTAGACGGTGAACGATCCCGTGAGACGATGCGCGCATGACCGAGACCCTCCTGCGCTGGGGACCGTGCGACGGCGATCGCCTGACCATCGAGGACGGCGTGCGGGAGGTGCGCGTGCCCGTGGTCTGCGGCGTGTGCCTAGACGAGCTTCCCGCCAACCTCGGCCGCGACGTGTACACCGAAGCGATCTACCTGCCCGACGAGGCTGGGGTCTGGTGGTACGCGGGCCGCATGCGCTACAGCGATGCCGGCGGGAGCGCCTACTGGTCGCCAGCCTGAGCCCCCCGCCCTTGCGGAGCGCATTTCCCGTGGGAGAGTGTGCGCATGGGTAAGGCCAGCCGGCAGAAGGGGAAGCGCGGCGAGCGCGAAGCCGCTGCCCAACTTGCGCACCACTGGAACGCACTCGACGCCCGTCGCAGTGTCCAGTTCTGTGGTCGCGTTGGAGATGCCGACCTTGTGGGCGTTCCCGGCATCCACGTCGAGGTCAAGCGATACGCCGCGATCAGCGCCCTGCGATTCTTGAAGCAGGCCGAGGCCGACGCGACGCCTGGCACCGTGCCGGTCGTGGTGATGCGCGAGGACGCGGCGACCGAGTGGACGGTGATGCTGCGGGTGTCTGACGCGCCCGAGTTCGCGCGCCGGCTTGTGCGGCTGCTGGGCGAGGCGACCGTTCCCGTCGAGGTGAAGCCGTGAAGCGACTCAGCGAACGCAAGCGCGTCGAAGATCCGCTCGCCAGCCACCACTGGCGCGAAGGCGCATCGCCGGGCTCGAAGTGGACCGTCGAGAAACTGGGCCGCAACATTCACCGCGTGACCATGCTGGCCGATACGCCGCATGCGTTTGAGTGGAACGGGCTGCTGGCATCCGACCGCCACCACGACAACGCGCACACCGACCAAGACCTAGAGCGCAAGCACCTCGACGAACTGGTGAAGCGCAAGGGCGGCGTGATCGACTGCGGTGACCTGTTCTGCGCGATGCAAGGCAAGTGGGACCCAAGAGCCGACCGCAGCGCATGCAGGCCCGAGCACCAGTGCGGCGACTACCTCGACGCTCTCGTGCGCGAGGCGACCGAGTTCTACAAGCCATACGCCGACCGATTTGTCGTGATCGGCCGCGGGAATCACGAGACCGCGATCACGAAGCGCCACGAGACCGACCTGACCGAGCGCCTATGTGCTGGGCTCAGTGCGAGCGCGCCCTGCCCCGTGTACTCCGGCGGCTACGGCGGCTACGTCCTGTTTCGACTGATCACGGAGAAGGGTGGCTCGTTCTCGTTTCGCGTGCGCTACTTCCACGGTGCAGGCGGCGGCGCGATGATGACGCACGGCGTGCTCGACACGCGCCGGCATGCGTCGTTCTGGCCTGATGCCGACATGGTGATCACCGGACACTCGCACCACCACTGGACCGTGCCAATCGCACGCGAGCGCCTGCGCCAGTTCAGCGGGCAAGCAGAGGTCGTGATCGACGAGCAGCTGCACGTGCGCATCGGCACCTACAAGGACGAACACGGCGACGGTTTCGGCGGGTGGTCTGTCGAGCGCGGCATGGCACCGAAGTCGAAGGGCGCGGTGTGGATGCGTCTGCACATTGCAGGGAAGCAAGGCGAGTACCGACTGGCAGCGGAGGTGACCCGTGCGCAGTGAGTTCCGCAGCAAGATCGCGGGCCGTACTTGGCGCATCCGATACGAGGACGCGAAGACGATGGGCAAGGATTGGGGCCGATGCTGGCTGCCAGCCGGCCGTCACCCGCTCATCCAGCTGCGGCGCGCCCTGCGTGGCTACCGTGCGATGGACGTGCTGGTGCATGAGGTGCTGCACGCTGCACGCCCTGAGCTGGACGAGCAGGCGGTCGAGGCCACGGCCACGGCTATTGCGCGCGCGTTGTGGAAGGCTGGGTATCGGAGGATGGATCAGTGAGGCAGCGCCCGCCCAGGCTGCGCGTCGGCAAGCCGCGCGAGATGCCGATGGCATGGACGCCGCCACGCGATGAGCGAGGCAGTGCGCATAGTCGTGGGTACGGTGTGAACTGGCGCCGGCTGCGCGAGGTGGTGCTCGATTCCGAGCCGCTGTGCAGGCATTGCATGGAGCGCGGCAAGGTGACGCCAGCCGCTGAGGTGGATCACATCATGCCCCTTCGAGACGGCGGCAAGAACGATCGAGAGAACCTGCAGCCGCTGTGCGGGCCGTGTCACGACGAGAAAACCATCCGCGACCTGAAGGCGCGGCGAAAAAACGCGCGCGCACGGCCTGAAACGGGAGGGGGGCCGTTTTTGTGCTGATTTGGCCTGAGGAC